GTTTTATAATCCCCCCTAACGTACACGCGGGTGACAGCATGCCGATTTGCAATTCGGAATAAATTGAATTTATTCTCGTATCTGACCGCAAATTACATCAGATATTACTTGTGCTATTTTGTTCGTTGGGTCACAACGGCACAATCAAGAGCAGCAACACAGTTTATCGGTCGGTCTCTCGAGTTTAGAAGTTACGACATAGTTGGGTTTAATATAGGAGAAATTTGTATCTCCGGTGAACTGACGACTGTTTATACGTCTTATGTTGTGGACCCCCACAAATTCACCCTACATCGAAGTAGTCACTCTCAACACATCCTTCAAGGGCACCTCACCGCTAATAGAGTCGTGCTCCCCTCAAATTTTCAGATTGTATATCAATTCTAGTGAAGAATCGATTTGTTATTTATACATGCATAATATATTGGTCAGAACAGTTAAGTAACTCTAGGGTCGCCCGCTGAACTACTTAACTAAATATCACACTACAATACCCACGGTGAGTTATGACAAAGATTAATAGTAAGAATAAGGGATCTACCTTCGAGCGGAGAATTGCAAACCGACTCTCCGAGCAATTCTCAGAGCATCTGCAAATGGAGAAGGGGTTTCGCCGAAACCCAGATTCAGGTAGTTTCTTTGGTGGTTCTAATAAGCAGCGCGTCGGTACTCACGATACAAGCATGGCCACTTTTGGAGATTTGATTTGTCCTGTTTCATTTTTATTCTCCATTGAGTGTAAACACTACAAAACTCCACCATCGATGGGTGTGTTGTTTAGTGGAGAGATTAAGCAGTGGGATGGGTGGTTAGCTCAAGTAACTCAAGATAGCTCTCAGACAGGCAAGGCACCTCTCTTAATTATCAAGTATAACAATGTTCCGGAAATTGTACTAGTCACAAAACACCACGAGGGAATTCCTTGTAGGTTCAAGTACAAGGATATGTTTGTATACACTCTCGATGATTTGCTCACTCTGCCGTTGACAGAGTTTTTTGCGTGAGTTAAATCACCTACTGAGTAATTTCGATGTGACTAAATCCGTCAGTCTGCCTGACAATCAGTGTGTTATCAAAAGCATTTGAGATCTCGTCTCTGTGAGATATTACAAATACAGCAAGGTTCTCTTCCCGAGCCTTGCGTTTCAACAGGCGCGATGCGGCACTGATGCCGTGTGAGTCAAGCCCAATATCTAACACCTCATCAAATATCTGAATATTAATTTTGCGGTGGATCTTCTGTAGTACATCACAGAACGCTAAACTAAGTGCAAAGTTGACTCGAGCCTTTTGCCCATTGCTCAAACATCCGTACGACAGCTCTCTACCAAACTGAGTAATGCACGCATTAAGATTGGGAGTGAACTCTACACCATGAGGCAAGCCAAGTGCTTCGAGATATGTGGCCATTCGGCCATTTAAAAATGGAATGTTTTTCAACAAGAGAGCTTTCCTAACAAAAGAATCCTTCTTCGTCAGCAACTTTAATAAGAACGCTTGGTGTTCATTCAACTTCGAAAGTGTGTTGATTGAATCAAAGTTTGCTTCCTCAGGTTGTGCGTCAAGCAATTCCTGAAGTGTGTCGAGGTGTGGGTTTAACTGAGCTCGCAACCCTTCTAGTCTCGTCTGAAGTTGTTGGTGTTGTGTGTGTAATTCTACTAGATGATTGAAATCATCAACCGTTGACTTCGATTGGGCAGCCTCCAGTAGTCTTGTTACAGTGTCTAACTTAGTCTTCATTTCGACTGATTCAGAATCGCAGTTCAGAATGTCCGTCTCCAATTGACTCAGCTTTGCAGCAACATCAGCCTGCTTCTCCTTAGAGCCCTTAAATTCCTGTTCACAATATGGGCACTTAGACTCTGCCAACGCCGCAGCTTCCTTTTTTAGTTTTTTGGATTCACGAATCAGGTCGGATATTGTTGATGTTACTTTATCGACACCACGCTTAGTGTCAGATTTTACCTTTTGGAGTTCATTTACAGTAGCGTGTAACTTTTTCTCGTACTCAAAGTCCACACCCTTGATTGAATCTAGGTCGGTAGTTAGTTGATTGATAGCAATCTTTGACTGGTTTTCCCAACTAATTGACCTTGCCTTTGCTTTTGAGATCAAATCGTGGTGAGTATCTATTTGTTTGGCTGTTGCCTCAATTATAGTCTGTTGGGTAGACAGTGATTGTTCAGTAACTTTGATCTGCGTCTTGAGTGTCTGCGCCTTGAGCGACAGTGATTGTAAATCAAACAACTGCTCGATCATATCCGTCTGGTTTGATTCGTAGTGAGAATTAGTAGGTAAGTCGAAAAAACTCTTGTTCGTTGCACTGAACACCACGATGCGCGAAAACAAGTCGAAGTCAATCCCAACAATTTTCTCGATTAGTGTGTTGGTGTGATCAGCACTTGCTGGAGTGATATCGATACCATTCTCTGAAATGCTGACGCCATTCTCGCGGAATCCTTTTCCACCCTTCCGCCAACGTTCGATGTGATATGACACATCGTCTATGGAAAAGTCGACAGCACCATGCAAATCTTGTTTATTGATGTTGTTGATCAACTCATCTTTTGTGAGAGAGTCCAACACCTTGTCGTAGAATAACCACGTCAGGCAGAATAAGATAGACGTCTTACCTTGCCCGTTTGTGGTCTTGTCATCATCATTTTTACCAATGATTAATGTTGTTCCGGGGACATTGAAGTTGATATTCGTAGCAATCTTGCCATAAGAGCGGAAATTGCGGAAAGAAATTGATTTAATTACTAGCATTGTGTGTAGGATATATTATCAGAGGGTTTTGTATATTTCAATTAGCGCTTTATTATCAATCTTTTCAACTGCAATTTGACTTAGCATCTTGTGGACAAGTTCATCTACTGTAGATTTCGTAAGTTCGTCTTGTGATATTCCTGATAAGGTTTCACCTAGTATTTGCTTTGCTTCAGTCTTATCCTCTTCGATAGCTAGAGACTTGATGCCGAGCTGCTTAATAAACATGTCTTTGAGTATATTATGTTCCTCGTATGTAATGTGGGTATCTGCCATACACCGCACAAATGTCTTTTCGTTTACCTCATGATTCACTTTACCACTTGCTAACTCACTCAGTGTAGTCTTGTAGTATCTGGGGCCCCCCATCCAGTTATGGTACGTCTTTTGTCCGGTATCGAATTGGTAGACACATGCTCCTCGAGCTGTATCATTTGCGTCCGCAAATGAGGTTGGGAATGTGTTGCCAATGTATGTAACATTCCCTGTAGTCTGCCTCTTGTGAAAGTGTCCTGACAACACACTTATGTATTCCGACAACTGTTGAGCGTCTGGCCCGTGATCCATCTTGGTGTTATATCCAGTTATCACGAAATCTTTAAATTCGAAATGGCCGAGCAAGTGGCTAGCAGGCTGCTTCAATAGGCAAAAATCATACTCATTGTGAAAGAGATACGGTGAAAACAAAGCACTCTTATCAAATTCTGGGAATATGGTAGGTTGATCAATTATCGTGAAATTTTCAAACTTATTGAAAAATACACAACTGTGGATATCTCGTGAGTGTTTGTTGAATAAATCGTGATTACCTACGACAAAGTAGATTGGGAGCCCAAGATTGTTGAGTCTTGTTGCCAATTTATATGAAAGGTTTAGAGTATCGACGTGGATGTGGCTTCGAGATTCGTGCCAATCTCCTAAGAATCCAATGCTATCGATTGTCGGATCTCCCTCAACGAGGGAAACCAACCACTCCATATATTCAAGAGTGTTGGTTGTGTAGAATAAATCACGAGATTTACCGACATGGTAGTCGGTAAACAGAAGCATTTTATTTAATTGTTTTTGTTTTTTTGGGTTTTTTGACGACGACATCGTTGAGTGTTGGCGGTTCGGGTTGTTGGGAAACAACTTCAGATTGAGACTCTGAGGTATTATATGCTTCAGTGAAAGTATATGATGGATCCAAACCGTTGTCAACCAACAGTGCGTCACGAATGTTTCTATGCTTGCGTTCGTGGTTTAAATATTGCAAGAAAGAATTGGTTACACAAGTTGTAAAATAAGCAAAAGGGTTCTGAGATTTCTCAGGATTAAAACTGCGCCACGATTTTACGAGATTCATCATAGCAAACCCCTGCATATCTTCATTATATGTGTAGCTACTAAAGTTAACCTTTCTCGCATAACGTTGACATATCATCATTACCATCTTTGCTAACTTTGGTGTCATCTGATCTTGTTTAATGCTGATGTCAAATTCTTCTAGTAGTGCTTTGTTGTTAACATATGCTTGTGGACGCTTAACCTTTTCTGCCGGCATAGCAACGGTGTCACCAACAACTGACCCAGTCGTGATCAAATCACTGGAAAGCATTTCCTCTTCAAGTAGCTCAATAGCCAGTATACTTGTGTCGTCATCGATGCCTTCTAATGGTGGTGTGGGTTGTTTTGGTTGCTTGAGTTTCTTAGTTGCCATAATGTATATAATTCCTTGGTGTACAGGTTATTATATACAGCAGGGACAAGACTGGGGTCAACTAAATTTAGTAAATACACAACAATGTATCATCTGAGCTCTATCAATCTATGTTTATATCCTACCTGAATACATCAACACTGAAGGAATCTTCTGCTACAGGTGTCGGCCTCGTGATAGGAAAATTCTCTCCCGTAACTAAAGGGCACAAACAGATGGTTGATAGGTTGATTCGAGAGTGCGCCGCCCGAAAACTCACACCGATGGTGTGCATTGTTGATGTTGGTCGATTTGCTCCCGATCGCTTACTGACAGGTAAAGAACGGCTTGATCAGATTAAGGATCTATATGGTGATCTTGAAATTGTTATTGTGAAGAATGCATTCGATGCACTACTTCAAGTATCTGACTCTAACCGGCGTTGTGGATTGATTGTGTGTGGATCTGATAGGTTGTCGGCGTATAAGAGCATGGCTGCCCGCGTATTTGCGGACACTCAGACTGATCCTGTTGAAGTTGTTGCCCTGGCACGAGATCCAGACTCTGATGGGACTGAAGGACTGTCATCTTCCAAAGCCCGAGCCGCTGTTGTTGCAGATGATTTTAATCAATTTAAACAAATTGTCCCAAGTAGTGAACCCAAGGCTCAGAAATTATTCGACCTACTTAAGCGCCGATACGACAGTCAACAGAATGTGACCGCGTAACCATGGCATCAAAAATATACACCGATGGACTGAATCAACTCCGTGCACCATTCAAGCGGTCAGTTGTATCACTAAGTGTCCCAAAGGTATTAACTGGAGTTAATACACTTCGTCTCCCCACTCAATCTCACGACCAAATAGTTCAGATTGCGAGTTCAGTTGCGACTGAAAGCTTGGGTAGCTTAGCTCCTGCAGTAGGGTCTATCGTTGATGTAGGAACCGCCGCATTTAAAAACGCAGTTACGGGAGCAGTGTTTACGGGATTGCGCTCGGATATCATTGGTAACTCCGCCGCGCTAGGTTTAGCAACTACCGCCGTCGGACCAATAGTAAATGGACTGACAACCTCCTTCGTCAATACGCTAGGATCATCGATATCATCGCTAGGAACTGCTACAAATTTAGCGAGTTCCCAATTTTCAAATTTTACGCAACAAACTACTGCAGCCTTTGAGCAGAATATTGTTTCCTCGACAGCTCCAGCATCGAGTGATGTAGCTGAACCGCAGGTGAGCTTTCGTCAGGTTGAGATAGCAGCTCAAAATGCAAGCGCTGAGAGTGCTCCTAATGCAGCTCAGACAGAATTGGCAGCCCAAAATCAAGCAGGTTCAAACTCTGACCAATCGAGTGTAGTCGCTGAGAATGATAATACCACGTCGCCCGCTGACAACTCTGATTTCAGACGTTCGGAAATCAGAGAACAAAACGCAGCCGAGGTTACCCCACGAGATAGTTTTAGACAAGCAGAAAACCAATCCCGCGCTGCTGAACCAGTGAACAATGTTGCACAAGCAGCAGCAGTATCTGACCCCGACTTTGGTAAAGTGTACCTGGTACCCACATTGAGTCCTGGTGATAAATTTGTATTCAAAGCCCAACCTCGAATCAGTACGGGCGATTTGGCAACATACACAGAGATGTCTCCCACACATATGCCAACGAGTTTTACTTTTTTCAAAGGTAACCCTACTCGCAACTATACAATCACTGATATCAATCTATTTTCTAGGACATTTGAGGAAGCTAGCGAAAATTTGAGGGATCTCAACAAACTGAGAAGTTGGCTTAAACCATATTTTGGTACTGTGGGGGGTGATGGCGGTGCTACTGAAACAGCAGAACCTGTTGCTACTACACCAACACCCCCAGCAATTCAAACAGCAGTCGAACCTACGATCACACCAGGAATGACGCAAGCAGAAAAGACGCAACAAGCGATAGAGTACGGCAAACAACAAGCAGCAAAGTGGGCCGCTGAGTCAGCGGTATCTGACGCTCGCAACAAAACTGCCGCATCACAACCCACCGCTTCAAATGCTACCCCCAACTCATCTTCAGCTGTACCAATAATTGCCAATAATGAGAAAGTAGCGAACCCTACACTAATTCCAGCAAATAAACTACCGCAAGCCAACGATTCTCAAAACGCCACAGTGGACAAAGGGGCCGCCGGCGCTCCACCTGCTAAACTATCTACGTCAGCTCGTAGCGCCCGATCTCAACCCACAAATATCACTAAACAACTTGCGCCCACTACTACAGATTCCACCCCTGGATTGACGGGGCACACAGATGCGACTGGTGCATACTATGGGAATATTGAGAGTCCAATTCAACCAGACCAAACAGCGACAGAAAGTGCTGCAGATTCTGCGGCTCAAGCTGCACGAAAAGCAGCTCAAGCACAAAAGACAGAAGCTGTAGCCAACCGAATCGCCGCTTCTAAAGCAGCAGCAACAACCGAATCAAGTATGTTGGGTGCTCCTCCGATGGTGTTGTACCTATATGGATATTCAGACCCTGGAAATTCAACATCCGCTCAAAATATAAATAAGATCCCAGTTGTGATTGAGAGTCTGACGTACGATTATCCAAATGACGTCGACTACATACCAACATCTGAGGGTATTCCGTTCCCAGCTGTAATGACAATATCAATGACCTTGAGAGAGACACACTCACCTAGGGAAGTTGAGAGTTTTGACATTGCAGCATTCAAGCAAGGTAGGATGTTAGGATGGTAACAGATAAAACGAGATATGGTTTTGGGGGGGTCGTGGACACCAACACCGTTGGTGTCGGCTTCTGGACACGGAAGATACTCCCGTTCCGCTCTGATGACGTGTATATTAAAATGTCAGTTGTCGAAGCGTTGAAACCAAGTCAAGTCACCTATAAGTTATATGGTAAAGATAATTTATTGTGGCTGTTGCTGCAATATAACAATATTATTGATCCGGTGGAAGAATTGTTCCCAGGTAAAGTAATTGTATTACCTCACCCTACCCGTATAAATTAACAGCACCCGACTGCGGGTACAGGAAAGATCTGTCGACTACATATGCGTATACTAGACTCTGCTCCAGCAGCTACCAAAGCTCGCTTCACTAACCCACTTGACAAGTACAGATCATACTCGTATTTCCACATATGGGGTATGGCAAATTCAACCCGTCGAGCTGAAGAGGTATTCTCTGATGTTGAACTCCTCCAACAAATAGTATCACAACCCACACCGAAGGATGAATTTGGCAACCGCTTAGCCGCCACCCCTGCTGGTGGCGACTTCATTATATTGATAAACGAAGCACAAGATGCTGATCTTCGTATAACGAGTATGATCACTACCGCCAACCCTATATCAAATCAAATGAGTATGGGGACTTCAAATGCCACGGTCCAAGAAGCCGACATTGTCGTCGAAGAGCCTGCAGGTATCCGGTTTGCAAATATTTTTCGTGAAGCCAACCGCACGCTCGGTGGGCTTGCTCAGGACAACACTAATGTGATAAAGACTGTCTTCGTCGGTTACACCGACGAAGGAACTGTAGAAACAGTTTGGAATGTTGCACCGCTATATTTTAACATACTGAAATCTCGCGCACGAATTGATGAACAGGGTACTGTCTACTCACTATCGCTACTTCCCATAATTAACAGTGGAGCAATGCACCCAAACATATCCACATCAGCAGGTGGAATCAACATTCGTGGTAGTGGTAGCGTTGGTGATGCGCTTGATACAATAGCGGACGCATACACTCAAGATGCGTTGAAGAATTGCAAGACGATGTTTGGTAGTGTTGGTAACAAACGAGTAGCAACATATACAATTGAATTTGACCCATCAATCGCTGAAGCTTCTGATTGGGCGATAACAGAAGATAAATCCCCACGATCTCAGGGCTCAGGGCAAACAAACGCAATATCTGTAGGACAAAAGATCGCAATCGAAGGTGCAATTCGATTGGTATTTGAATCCTGCAAGCAGTACCTACAGCAAGCGAATGAGAAAATCCCAGGCAAATCGTTTACATATCGAATAGTATCAACCATTTACACGATGAAAGACTCACTCGATGTTGTGTATAGGATTACACCTTCGTATGTTGTGGGTGAACACAAACAGATCTCTGAAGATAAAAACCTCCAAGAAACGAGTAATGTATTACACTTTGACTATATTTTTACAGGAAAGAATATAGACATCACAGATTTTGATATGGTAGTAGATGAAGGATTCCCTTTGTTTCAAACTGTGACCACGAATCAAAGTCTTAGCACCTCATATAGATCACCATCACTCACTCGAGATGGAACAGCGCGAGCAAAGGAGTCGGGGTTTCTGACAAATGAAAAAGATCCAGCTAAGCAAATCCCTGACAATACTCTTGTTGGGGTGGGGGCAATGTCGGATTCGGTTCGTCAGCGAAATTCAGACATGGATGTTGCGATAACGCAGTATAAAAACTTACTTTCCGAATCAACATCTATCACTGTAGCAAAATCTGCCGCGACTTTGGGAATTCGGGGAAATCCAGCTTGGATCTCATTATTTAACCTGGAGCCGGGGAATGTGATCGATGAGACCATTGATATCGGACTACACACCGCACTTCCGTATATTAAAATACACGTCAAGATGCCCTCGACTTATACCAAGACGGGAGCAAGTCGAGAAGAAATTCCTACATATGATGCTTTTTGGTACGAAGGGGTCTGGCAAATTCTCCAAGTGAAGTCAATATTTGCAGATGGTAAATTTAGGCACGAGCTGGAGATTATTGGGTACCCTATGACGGGAGAGATAGTTCCGACACGAGATGATCAGCCATCTGCTGGGGAAGCTGCTGGTAAACCTCAGAGCAAGAAAGATGTCCCTGTTGAGCTTGAGGCTGCTCGTGAAGATACTGTGACATCAGAGATCAAAGCTATTCCTGGTGTAGTACCCACATCATCATTGAGTGGAAAGTTCTTAATAGATAGTGTATCAGCAGAGACCAAGATTACGGAGGACTTTACACTCGGACGAATGTTAGCTACTAGACAGGTTGCCAACTGGCAGAAGGATAACTTTCCACCATCGCAGGAGATTTTGGATAACATCGTATCTACAATTGGGTACCTCCAGCAGCTGCAGAAATTTGTTGGGTTCCCGATTCAAATTAACAGTGGATACAGATCTCCTACAGTTAACGCCAAGGTGAAAGGTGCTGCAAAGTCTGATCACGTATCCGGCTTAGCCGCTGACATCGTTTGTCCTGGCTTTGCAGCGTCCGATGCTGAGGCATTTATGGAAAAGATATTAGCATCTGGGTTGCCTTTCAGTCAAGTCATTTTTGAGCAACCCCCCAACAAGAGTGTTTGGATTCACGTTGCTTTCAACCCAAAGGGTAAAAAAAGCATTCTCAGATACCTAGGCAACAAACAGTACATCCCGTACAAGAAAACTCAAAAAACACAGAAGTAATATGGCAGAATTTTTTAATACCGAACGAACTCAATATGTCAATAGCGACGCCTCTAGGGGCGGCGCACTGTTTTATGGTGTAACAACCGGCCGTGTTGTTAGTACCAATGATCCTCAACAGATGGGTCGATTGTACGTCCATTGCCCCGAACTAGGGGATCCAGTCGATCTTGCTCAAGATGAATATGAAGATCTGCCACTCTGCACATATTGTTCACCATTAGCAGGAACATCGACTTCAATTTTGAAGCGTGGCCCAAGTTATGAACTAGAGAAGAACTTAACTAATGGGCCTGTCACTTACGGCATGTGGAATATACCGAAGCCTGGTGCAACAGTCGTCGTAATGTGCATCGATGGAAATCCAACTCAACGAATCTGGATTGGGTGCATCTACGACCAATTCACAACAAACACCCTCCCTCACGGTAGATTTTTCTATGAGGATGAAGAAGGTAATGTTCCACACCCACTTGGTGCGCCATATGGTCCATTGAGTGGAACAGAAGAACCAATCCAACCGATCTTCGATAATCAAACAGAAGCGTTCGAACGTAGAGATCACAATTTTGAGTGGCGCACCCGCGGCGCTGACTATCAAGCCACTGCAATTTTCGATAATTATCTAGACCCAAGTCCGTGTAATGTTACAGACGACGAAATTGTCGAATTCGAGCAAGAGGATGGTACCGTAATTTTTGTAGTCCAAGGGATGGCTGAGACGATGGATAGAACCAACGCTGACTCTCCTGACAGTTCCGTGTACACATGGACTACTCCGGGGTTTCACTCTATTACGATGGATGATCGAATCGAGAACTGTAGAATGCGATTCCGTACCACGGCTGGCCACCAGATTATCTTGGATGATACAAATGAGCGCATCTACATCAATACATGCAAAGGCAACAATTGGATGGAGTTTGACGAAGATGGGTGTGTTGAATTATTCTCGACAACTAAGATCTCTGTCAATGCACCAGATATTAATTTAATAGGTGAAGCTACCGTACGCTTATTTGCATATGATAGCATTCATCTGAAGACGGAGGGCAGCATTTTTCTCGATGCGGTTAAGAATATTCAAATGACAGCTGGGGGTGATATAATGCACACCGCCGGCGGTAGTATGCTTGATAATATTGGTAAAAACATCACAGAATCAGCTGGTGGGAATATCACTGAAAAAGCTGGTGGGAATATCACTGAAACCGCCGCCCGCATTGATATGAATGGACCAACCGCCCCTACAGCACCGAAAGCTGATCCACTTGACTGCTTCTGGCCAAGTCGATATCCTCACCATGAACCGTGGGCTCGAACTGGAACAATGAATGATAATTCACTTGAGCCAAAATATGAGTATGATGATCCAATGGTCGGTCGCGAGCACAAAGTTCGTGATGAGCGATGGAGGCGCTAAATAATAGACCACATTTGTAAGTTATCACCCTAATGGCAGACCCTAGAATACCAACAGTAGCCCAACGATCGTTCGTTTCGGGGGCACGTGCCCCTGAAGTAGCGCCGGGTGCTACTAGGGACGTATCTGCATATGCCCGAGATCTTGATAAGTTTTTCCCCAAACATAAGTTTTTGTTTGTTACGATGATAACATTCAATGCTCCTTATGATACAATTGTTGGGGTGGATAAGTTCTCGCTACTGACTCAGACGATGACTCGACCAAAGCCGAAGTTTGAATATGGTGATGTGAACCTCTATGGAATGCGGACTGGTGTATTGAAAAAAACCACTTATGACAATATGTCTATGTCATTTCTGGACGATTCTCAAAATCAGATGATGAACTTTTACGCTAATGTACTAAGGCTTCAGAGTCCACTATCTAATTCAGATACAAGCTCATTGTTGGAATCGGGGCAGTATCTGTATAACTTTGGGGCAGCTGAGTATGACGAACCTACCAACCCCAATGAAACACCAGCAAACTTATACAGTGTTAGTTCGGGGCCCTTAGGACTGCCAGGTGGTGGAACCCCACCACAATTAATTAAATCTATTGAATTGTATCACGTGTATCGATTCGGCCGCACGTTCAACAAATACACATTCATAAACCCTAGAGTAGCAACGCTTGAGTTGGATGAATTGTCTATGGAAGCTACCGACAACTCAATATTGAGATTCACATTCGATTATGATGCGTTCCGCCTGGACTTAGGTGTCCCCTTTGAGCAGAATCCTGATATCTCAAATATGTGTGGAAACATAGAGTACCCAATTAGGCGAGACATCAACGAAGAGTCTCAAGCAGCACAATCATCTGCCCGAGCAAAAGCTGAGGCTCTCAGGCAATCGATTAAAAATCTTGTTATTACATAAAAAGCCGCTTGAAGCGGCTTTTTATTGATGTTAGATGTAGTAATTTCGGTGCTCGTACTCAGGTACCATAAGTCTGCGAACACACGAGTCTACTCCACTAGTACCTTGAGCTTCTTGGAGAGATCGCGTCAAGTCATTTACCCATTGTAGTACAAACATACTCAACTTTGACTGGTCATATGCTGGCCCACGTTGAATGTCGTCAATAAAGTATGTAAATTTAACCTGAAGCTTTCTCAAATTAGGGGAAGAGTGTGGTAGTGCTCGAGTAGCACTACGAAACATTGCTGATAGCTTATTCGTCATTGCCTCGGAATTGAAAGCTGGGCGTTGTTGATATTGGGTTTGTTGTTCCATGGTTTCCTTGTCAGAACTGAGTTGTTGATATGTGATAAACGCGAATTTAGTATCGTGTTTACTGAGTGAATACTCCCGTATATTTATATTGTAGTAAACATGTTAATTTTGGAGCATAGTTCACACTCATGTGTACTAAATAGATCCACTTCATGTGATCCGATCACATACGAGAAATCTCTTCACGCATTTGATTTGTTATTAGATTCCACACCATCCCTTAACCTGAAAGTCTGAACCCTTGACAACCACTCTCCCACCTGCAATAGCAGGCATTACCGTAGACTACTCACGCGATTCATTGTTTGATCAACTCGGTCTACAGAGGCTCAGAGAATCATATATGACCTCCGACGAGGTCAGTCCACAAGAGCGGTTCGCTAAAGTATCCAAGCAGTTTTCTAGCAATCCTGAACACGCTCAGCGGTTATACAATTACGCTAGTAAACACTGGTTGAGTTATTCAACGCCAATCTTATCACATGGCCGCAACAAGAAAGGTCTTTCTGTTAGCTGCTACCTTAGTTTTTTGCCTGATTCATCTGATGGGTTGGTTGATACCTATAAAGAAACCTGTATTCTGAGTATGCTTGGGGGAGGCGTTGGCGTAGGTGTTGGCCTTCGTACTAGCGACGATAAATCTACTGGCGTACTTGCCCATATGAAGACGTATGACAGCGCGAGTATGGCCTACAAACAAGGATCTACGCGCAGAGGTAGTTTCGCCATGTATTTGGATATCTCACACCCCGAGATTATCCCATTCTTAGAAATGAGAAAACCTACTGGCGATGCTAATACACGTTGCACAAATTTGAATCACGCAGTCAATATCCCAGATGCTTTCATGCACATCATCGAACGATGTATGAAGGACAGTAATGCTAATGATGATTGGCCACTGATTGATCCATTCAGCAAAGAAGTTACTAAGGTGGTATCTGCCAAAGCTCTCTGGTCTCAACTGCTCAAACTCCGCAAAGAAACCGGCGAACCATATTTTCTGTTCATCGACACCGCAAATAAGAAGCTCCCTCACTGGCAAAAAAAATTAGGATTGAAAATCCGACAGTCGAATCTGTGCTCTGAGATAACACTACCTGTCGATGAAAATCGAACTGCAATCTGCGTACTATCATCTGTAAATGCGGAGTACTACGATGAGTGGAAGAACGACAACTTGTTTATATCTGATGTTATGGAAATGTTGGATAATGTGCTGCAATATTTTATAGATAATGCGCCAGATTCGATTGCTCGAGCTCGCTTCTCAGCTCAACGAGAGAGATCAGTTGGTTTGGGTTTGCTTGGTCTGCACGCATATTTCCAAAAAAATAATGTTGCGTTTGGATCACCCGAATCGCGAGCAATGAATATCCAAATATTCAAACAGCTAGACGATCAATCACTCGAATCCTCAGAGAGACTTGGGGTAGAGCGTGGAGCAAACCTCGACTATATCGAAGGTGGTGGGGACATGACCAAACCACTTAGATTCTCTCACAGATGCGCACTTGCGCCAAATGCGTCGTCTAGTTTGATTCTAGGAAACACTTCACCAAGCGCCGAACCGTTCAGAGCCAACTGCTATCGTCAGGACACACTCTCTGGATTCAACTTCCATCGCAACCCATACCTTGATAAATTGATTATTGCTCTGTGTGCTGCAGATAAAAAGTTGGACCGTGATGATATTTGGTCGGACATCAATGCACACGATGGGTCAATCCAACACTCTGATTTATTTGACGCACATACAAAAGACGTGTTCAAGACAGCAATGGAAATTGACCAACAACATATCATTGATCTCGCTGCTGATCGTCAACCCCACATCGACCAAGCGCAGAGTGTTAATGTGTTCACCAAACCTAACGTGACTACTAAGGTATTGCACGACATTCACTTCAATGCTTGGAAACAAGAATTGAAGACGCTATATTACCTTAGAAGTGAGAAACTTAAATCTACTGAAAAAATCTCCAAAACAATCAAACGAGTTAAAATCGACGAACAGTCTCCTACCACAGAAGCTGTTGATTCTACAGAGTGTATCGCCTGCCAATAAACTACTATGTCCAAAAAGAAATTAAAATTAACAGACCCACGTCCATCGTACAAGCCATTCAACTACCAGTGGTGCTACGAAACGTGGATGGATCACGAACGCATGCATTGGGGTCACTGGGAGGCCCCTCTCCTGGAGGATGTTAAAGATTGGAACACCAAATTAACACAGTCTGAACAAAACTTCTTGACCCACATCTTCAGATTTTTCACTCAAGGTGACATCAGTGTAGCAAATGCATATGTGATGAATTATCTACCGGTATTTCCCCAACCAGAAGTTCGGATGATGTTGTTAAGTTTTGCGGCTCGTGAAGCTACTCATATTGCAGCATACTCTAACCTAGTGGAAACGCTAGGAATGCCTGACACAATCTACAATCAGTTCTTAGAATATGATGCGATGCGTGAAAAATACGAATATGTTGAGAATTTTATCGGAACTGACACCGAGTCCATTGCTCAACAGCTAGCAGTATTCTCAGCATTCACTGAAGGTATGCAATTATTTTCATCATTCATCATGTTATTGAACTTCCCCCGTCACGGAACGATGGTTGGAATGGGCTCAAACATCTCTTGGTCGATCCTTGATGAGAAGTGTTTGGTTGCCGGCACAGAAGTTATGACACTAGATGGGTGGTTACCTATCGAATGTGTCACACTATCTACTGAACTGTTAGAGTATGATACCGAAACCAGTCAGACTAATTTTGTGACTCCAACCAATCTTACCAAGAAAACAGTACCGACAGTGTACCATTTTAAGGGTGAAGGTTTCTCACAATCAGTATCACCAAATCATAGAATGATTTTAGAGATGGGTGATGGTCGGATACAGGACGTTCAGGCGAAGGATATTGAATCTGTAACTGAGGAGTTTAGTTACGTGTGCTCGGGCACTAAGAGTGGCTCCTTGAAAGTATTGACAGACAAGCATAAGGAATTGTGTAGACTCACCAAAGAAGGTGTATTGTCTTTGGAGTGGGTATTGCCACTGCTCCCAATAATGGACTCATCGTGGGCGAAGGAATTTCTACTAGAGTACATGAGCTGAAGAGAATATTACGTGGTACAACGAAGACATAAATATGGTACCACGTAACATCTTGAATCTGAATGAATTATATCGTGTACCAGACAACTAACGTAATCAATGATCGCATATATGTGGGGATCCACAAGCAGTTTGCCGATCAATTTGATGGGTATTTGGGTTCGGGTATATTGTTAGCTAGGGCCGTCGAAAAATATGGTAGAGATAACTTTGTGAGAATCACATTGCATGAGTGTGACACTTGGGACGAAGCTCGAGCTGTAGAACGTCAACTAGTTGACGTTAATTTTGTATCAAGGGATGATACCTACAACATAGCAATAGGTGGCCAAGGTGGAGACACACTAGCGGGTGTACCTGATTATGTGCGTCAAACCGCAAGGTCAAAAGCTACCGCTACGCGTGCAAAAACATCTGCTGCCCGGCGATTATTAAATGGTGGTAGTTACTATTCGGCGGATGAACTAGAATGTGTGACTAGGCGCAACATCAAGCGGTTGCAAGACCACCCACATAGTATTCCCAACAACACAGGACGAGTGTATACTGAAGAAGCAATAGAGATTAGGCGCAAGGCCTCAGCAACTCGAGTAGGGAAGTTTAGGTGGATTACTGATGGTACAACGTCGACACAAATGCTAAAAACAGCCCAACTACCAGTTGGGTGGAGATTTGGTAAACATCCACCCCCACCCCAAATCCGTACTGCTGCCCAAAGGATGCAAGTATCAAATCACCCAAATATTAGGGGTGTAATTTGCTATACAGATGGCACAACCAATCTGAAGCTTCAGCCTAATATAGATCCTCCAATTGGATTCTGGGCTGGGATGACCCAAAAGAAGCGCGATAAGCAGTGGATAACCAACGGCACTGAATCTAAAACTATTGGTAGGCTAGCTGAGATACCAACTGGGTGGAAATTAGGTAGAACCATAAAACACATTGACAAACTGCTAGCCGCTGCAGCAGCGGCTCGCGCAAAAACATTAACTAGTGCTCAGAATACAACAAATGAATAAAACAAATACGGATATTATCAATATGCTTCAGGCGATTGCTGGTAGCTTACCACCGATCCCCAAATCAGCAGTACAAGTGACCAAAGAACTTCAGTCAACAGAAGTGTTTTGTCTCAGCGTCCCTGGTACAGCGTTTCAAATTAGACATGCTAACACACTATCCATTTCTGGTAATTGTCATACAGACGCTATGATTAAGTTGTTCCGTGTGTTTATTGAGGAAAATCGACACATCTGGAAAGATAGCCTGAAGAGTCAACTCTATACAATTGCAGAGCGCATGGTTGATTTGGAGGATAAGTTTATCGATCTCGCGTTTGAGATGGGTGAAATGAAAGACCTTACGGCAGCTGATGTGAAGTTGTATATTAGGTACATTGCAGATCGCCGATTGATCGCCCTTGGATTAAAGGGGATATTCAAAATTAAAAAGAATCCGCTACCATGGGTAGAGCAGATGATTGATAGCGTAACTCACGGAAACTTTTTCGAACAAAAAGTATTTGAGTATTCCAAAGGTGCTACAGAGGGTGATTGGGATGACGTCTGGGGCCAATACAGCGGTGATGATGCTCCAATGTTTGGTTCAGCAGATCGATATGTTGGAATTCCAGAATTTACTGTATATTCCAAACCCGGCTGTCCACAGTGCGATCAAGCTAAAGCGCTACTGACAAACAAGGATAAACAATTTATAACCAAGATGTTGGATGTTGACTTCACGCGTGATGACTTTAGTGAGAAGTTTCCAAGCGCTCGAAGCTTCCCGCAAATAGTGTGCCCTGATGGCACCTCCATTGGCGGACTGCCTGATCTGCATAAATATCTCACTAATTTGGTTGTGAATTAATAAAATGCCAGGAACCTACGTAGTCGACCATAGCGACAATACAAAACCACAGATTATAATTCCCCCACTGAGTTTCGACCACTCAACATCACTCAAGATGGTTGGGTATCGATCTCCAGTGTACGGAGAATTGATTTGGGAGAATATGCTCCATACAATGGAGCACTTCGCGAGTGATTATCCCCCTGTCAACCCAACCCCGGGGCAGATGTGGTATGATACTGGAGCCCAGGAGTTGAAATTGTACGACTCTGTTGGAGTCTGGCAATTAGTCTGGCCAATTCCTGAGGAAGTAATCGTTAGCCCTAATCAACCAGCAAATGAAATTGGTTTGCTCTGGCACAATACCGCGGTCAATAAGTTATACATCTGCGACACAGCTGGTACATGGCAATTAGTCTGGCCGATTGAGCAACCCTATCCAGCAGTTTGGGTTAGCAACCCCAGCACACTGATTGGTGCTGGGATTTGTCTGGCTGTCGGTGCCCAATGGTATCAATACGACACAGGGAATGGTGATGGTGTAGCAATCTTCCGAGGTAGGGACTTTGCAACTGAAGCTGGAGGAGTTACAATTCCCTCTGGCAGCAATCCACCCGCGTATCTAAGTTATTCATATACAAATCCGACAAATCAATCGGTACTATTTGAAGCAGACCTCACTGGACACGGCAATTTGTATTATGGATTACCCAACGCCGCATTTGGTTTGGTTTATACAATCGGTGAGAATTTAAATATAACAATGCCTGCTGGATACAGTGGTAATGGTGACCCAAATCTACAAGGCACGATGAGACAGGATGTGTACTCTTCGGGCCTCAATACGCGAAGTGCTGGCGGCTTCGACGTCTACACAGAATCTACTGTATCAGGAGCGAGATTTTTCAAAGTTATCCCACCTGGTGGAACGGTGACAGTATACGCTCAATGGTGGGGCATTCTATATCAAGCCCATAGTTGGAACGGATACGCTGTAATTCACGGCAATATGGCAATGAAAGTTAAAGTAACACGCGGAGGAGCATATCTATGATAACAAAATATTACACACTAGGTGAACTCAATGACTCATTTGGAACAGGTCTAACACTTGCGTGTTACAATCAAGATGACAATGGTGAGTGGATTGGTGTAATGCGAACTACAGATGGTAGTGTATTTTTGGGGTACAAGCCCACAGAGATCTCAGAAGCTGAATATATTACCCTGCAACAACAAATTGCTTCCCCCGACATGATCACTTACTTTCCTGGTAAATTTCCAAGGGTTGGTGTAGTTGACAAGACAACCTATACCAAACTACAAAAAGAGCAGGCAAAGCTACAAAAAGTATATGATAAAGAACAACTCAAACTATCTACAGAGCAAGCTGAGAAAGAAGCCGCACTGTGCGCTAAGCTAGGAGTTACCAGTGATGAGTTAAAATTACTTGCAAAAATAGCACTAGCAACGTGACGTATCACTCATCGCACTAAATAAACAATACTACAACCAGAGAAACTGCCATCCATCATGCCAGGAACCTATTCAGTCGAACACAGCGACCCAACAAAAACCCCCATATCCATCCAACCCCTTGGTATAGATATGAGCACATCACTGACACTTTTAGGTTACAGATCTCCTGTATACCAAGAAGCTGTTTGGACAAACTTCTTACAAATGCTAGAGCACTTTGCTCGCAATTCTCCACCCATCCATCCAATTGCTGGACAAATTTGGTTGGATACAGGAACTACTCCAGGTACACCCAAATTCTATGGTGTAGACAATCTATGGCACACAATCGGATCCGGCGTATACGTAGGACCCACAGCCCCCGCCAACAGCAATACTCTCTGGTACAACCCCATCACTGGTGGTTTATACTATTATGATGGCGCAGCCTGGATCAACACAGTATGCATCGCAGTTGCTGGTGTGTGTGAGTACGACGAACTGGTTGCGCTTGTAAACGCTGACTCAATCGCAGTTGGTCAGACTGAAATCCTACCGTCTCCGACACCGGCTACTGTGTACAGAATTACCGACGCTCAGTGGCAGACTCTGATTAATCGAGTGAAGCAACTTGCATATGCAAAATCTGTTCCAACTGCTACAATCAATGCTGTAGCATTTAACAACTTCCGCCTCTGTTCGGATGCTCGCTGTGGCTTGGCTACAGTATTGAGTGAGTATAGTAAGCTACAAACGCTGTTGAATCAAGCGCTACTGTCACCAACCATTAACACGTCGTGCTTCGAGACGATCACACCACCGAATGCATCAGCTGCTCGCACCGCCGCATGGATAGGGACAATCGCACACACTGTGACTTTGTCATGGGCAGACGCCGGTTCTGTTGGTAGATTTTTTAACACAGGCGGTAAGATTGTCTGGACCGGAGCAGTTACTAATACCAGTAGCGCTGTTGACGTAGCTTGGCAAACAGCGTTAGCTTCAATTCCAAACGTCACGGTCACAAAGAGCAATACAACTCAAGGAGCTCAGACTTCGACCATTGGGTTTGAGGATCTAACAACCGCAAATCAAACAATGTTCTCGCACGTACTAGCTACTCGATCTGTCTTGATTCAAGGCAAAGTTAATACAACAGGAAATGTATTAACTTTAACCATATCATTCAACGACTCAGCTACAGTAACAGGCTCGTTCACAAGTGGAATATCACTCACACGAGTTGGAGCACTGTGCTACAATAATCCGCCTGTAGCATACCCAGCAAGTTCATCTGTTGGTATCGCCTGACCTATTGAACTAAAGCTTCCCCCCAACAAGGAAAAGTTGTACGGTGATTAACACCTGTTGCAACTTTTCCTTGTTTTGAATGTAGGCTATAAGCCTATAGAACTCGCTTATATGTTTGATATTGTACTAATTAGTTATGATGAACCAACCGCTGATTCAACATATGCAAAACTCCAGGAAGACTTCCCATATGTAAAACGCGTCCACGGTGTGGTTGGTATAGCAGCGGCACATTACGAAGCCGCCAAGCTTGCTAGCACTGAGATGTTTTATGTAATTGATGGTGATAATGAACCATTGAGTACGTTTAAGTTTGACACTGAGGTCCAACCTTGGGATCAGGGATATACCCACATATGGCCAACAAAAAATATTGTGAACGGTAGCACGTATGGTTACGGTGGTATAAAATTATTCAACACTCAGTTGATGACCGTAGACAAACCACCCACATGGATTGATTTCTGCTCGACGCGAGGACTCGGCATAAAATGCATGAACACTCCACCCGCAAGTATAACTCATTTTGACCAAACTCCATTCCACACATTCAGAGCAACAGCTCGGGAGGTGTTTAAACTAGCAACCGCTCAACACCACTACGAAACTACCCTATCACTAGCTGAGTTATCGACCAACACAGAATATGCTGATGTGATAGCGAGGCTTAGCCTCTGGCGTACGGATGATCCGAATACTGAATATCAATTGGAATATAACGCTGGGGTTTGTGCTGCACAAACGTGGTATGATCAGAATATAGATCCAACACTCATTAATAATTTCACATGGTTGAGAGACCAATGGACATCACAATCACCCAATGAATACATCACACACTGATCTAGTACTACACCTCACAACTTCTTACTCTTGGGATATATTGAGCGATAACCACATTCCTGCTGCCCTAACCAGTGACCTTGTTAGCGAACTATACCACCAACCAATGCGAGTGCAAGCTGATGCCGTCAGAGACGCACTATCAGAGGGACAACTTGCGAGTAAGATATTAGCTTGCGATATGCTATACAACACAGGTCTCGACCACGACACAGCTCTGGTGGTTGGTGGGTGGTATGGTACACTAAGCAAATTGTTGTTGAGTAAGAAACAAAACTTACACATTACTTCATTGGATATAGACCCAACTGTAGCACCGATCGCAGACGCGTACATCCGTGATCCAAATCGTTTTACTGCTGTTACTGTTGATATGTACGACTTCCAGTTGTACGGTGATTACGGTGTAGTAATAAACACAAGTTGCGAACACATACCTGATCTTCCGATGTGGTTGAGTATGCTTCAACGAGGGCAGACTATATTGCTGCAGAGCAATAATCTATTCGACTGTGAAGGGCACGTCAATTGTTGCAATTCAATATTTGATTTGGTTGAACAAGCACACAAGCATGTTGACATCATTTCATGTAACATACTATACTGTGCTGCATATCAACGGTATACACTATTAGGACAAATCAAATGAGCACCATTATAACGCACGCAGATATTGAGAAGTATCTGACACGGGAAAGATCTACGGGAGAATTCAAACAAGTCCACGAAGCGTGGGTCGCGAATACGGTTAGTAATGCTGTGTCTTGGTACACCACAGCTCCTGAGTCTCCACTGTTCAAGAGTATTCGACAATATACAGATTCTGTTAGTACTACTCCCACCACAACATGACAATAGTCGTTAACCTGTATGCTGGCCCTGGCGCTGGCAAATCAACTACAGCACTACGCCTGACGTATGATTTGAAATTAGCTGGATTAACGACTGAGTATGTGTACGAATTTGTCAAGGACGCTGCTTGGTGGGGACACACAGATGTATTTGATCAGCCTGATTATTGCTTTGCTCAACAACATCGACTATTGCGATCAGTTGTAGGTAAGTGTGAGATTGCAGTATGTGATTCTCCAATCAACTTGCCAGTTGTGTATGCGTCCCAACGCCCATACGACAAATATTGCCCATTCGATGAGTATAGCGCTCTTGTGAACAAAGTGTACAAGAGCTACAATAATGTAAACCTATTCATCGATCGTGGTTCACTACCATACAGTCATCTAGGCAGAAATGAAGATGTAGATCAAGCGAAGGTGATCGATGAGTTGATCACAACTCATCTTATATCTCAAAATATCAAATATATCAAATTTGATCCTAGTAACAAGTTTCAATACGATACAATTTTAAGATACCTACTAAAACAAAAGAAAGCACATGAAAACAGTATCAATTCTACTAACTAACGGCGCTGAATGGATTGCTCAGCAACAAGAGACACTCGACTCCAATACAGTCTTGTCGCTGACAAAAGTCCGCAAACTCCACATCATGCCTCAACAAGGAGGCGGGGTCGGCATGGCACTCATTCCCGTACTGATGAGTAACAATGACAAAGAAGATTTTGAATTGGATCGCAAGCACGTTGTTGTTGTAAGTACTCCACACCCCGATTTTGAGAAGCAGTACCTCACAGAGGTTTCTGGCATTCAATTGATTTAACAAAACTATTATAGGATATAACCATGGCAAGCACAGATAAATTACTTGGAAGTCAAGTACACACCCACTTGAAATCTCTCGGTCTCGAGACACCGACTACAGATAAGGTGAACGCTTCCAGAGCGGAAAAATTAGCCGCTATTGAAGCGAGTACCAAAGCAATGTTAGAAGTGCTTGGTTTAGACCTGACGGATGATAGCTTAACAGAGACTCCGATGCGGGTTGCTAAGATGTGGGTAGATGATATGATGTGGGGGCTTGATTACAACAACTTCCCAAAGTGCACGACCGTAGACAATAAGATGTCAGCACCAGATGAATTTGTTGCAGTCGCAGTTTCTGCGGCTTCTCAGTGTGAACATCACCTTTTGTCCATAATTCCTGCGGGTGGCTTGAACCAACCTTCAATTGTGATCGCTTACATTCCAGCGGATAAAGTGCTTGGGTTGTCAAAGTTGAGTCGAATTGCGAACTTTTTCGCCGCCCGCCCACAGGTACAGGAACGTCTCACACATCAAATTTTGGAAGCTGTCAAGTTTGTCACAAAATCCGACAGTGTCGCTGTGTTTGCATCCATGGCACATTTGTGTATGTCAACACGGGGAGCAAAAGATACAGCTTCGGATACAACAACGTGTGCGATGAGTGGAAAATTTGTAACCGACTCGAGTGTCCGCTCAGAATTTCTGGCCATCGCCCGTCAAAAATTATCATGACCACAGCCCGCAATGACATCACTGGTGACGCACTGATTTCCAAGAAAGCATCAGACTCATATCGAACAGGTTGGGATAGAATATTCGGCACAAAACAACCGAACGTTGAGTGGTCCGACCACGAAGAAATTGAAGAAGATCTGAATCCTGACCTCCATACTGATAACTCAACTGATTAAAGTATACTGCAAATAATTATGACCCTAACGTGCTACCTATAATTAGTATCCGTGTATAAATACTCTTTTAATTAGGAGCACGGATATGGTAATGACGGTACAAGACTACATCGATAAATATGGTAACGATCGAGGGGTTGAGAAATTTGAGGCTACCCAACGGCGATTGGCTATACGAGCACAAACTTACGCCACTCACCCGTATACACGACTAACCAAGGAGTGGTTTGTGTGGAGATATCCACTAGATGGTTTAACTAGATTTAATAATCATGTGAATAAATCCAGGCAGTCGGAAGAAAATATGATTGCTAGGTGGGGTGAAGAGTTAGGTAGAAAAAAATGGCAGGACACTGTCGCTAAGAAGAACACTGTCGCTCTAGTCCGAGCAAGTGGTGGAGAGGTTGCGGTAGATGCAATGCATGCAAAACGAAAAGCTGCTATTGATAAGTATTGGTCCAATCTATCTGAGACAGAACGGCAATACCACATCACGACGAGAGCTGCGAAATCATCCGCAACCAAAAAAGAGCGATATGGTAATAAAACAAAGCTCCAAATTTACATCGACAAGCATGGTGAGCTTGGTCACGAATTATACGCCCGTTACCTCCAGAAAATTTTCAAGTCTATCGGCCATTCGAAGGAAGCTGAAATACTAATCGATCGAGTGTTGTTGGAAAATCCATGGCTATTAAATTACTCGCTGTATTACAGAAGTTCCTCCGACAAATCCAAATGTGAGTGGTTTTTGAGTTCTAAGAGTGGTGTTAATTTTTATGATTTCTGTGTACGTGAAGCCAAATCAATTTTAGAGTATGATGGATTTCGGTGGCACCCAACTAAACAGCAAGCTGAGGAATTTCCTGATGAGCTGATGGAGATAACTGGCATGACATATGCACAAAAATATTCAAAAGACCAAGCTAAAATACAAATGGCTGAAGATCGAGGGTACAAAGTCTTTGTCGTCCGATCTGACTTCACGGAGCAACAAACAGTAGAAGTTCTGAGCGAATTTATTAACTATACTACAGAAAGATTACAATGACCCCACAACATCAGCCAATCGCATACAAATTCACATCCACAAAAGAGTACGTTGACGCATTCCCGTGTGCATATCGCCAGTGGAAATCAGACACCTGGTGCAACACTGTACACGGGTACTGTTTTTCAATGAAGTTTTACTTCGGTACAAATGATCTTGACAAAAGAAACTGGGTTTGTGACTATGGCGGCCTCAAAGAATTAAAACAAGTTTTGGCAGATCAATTTGACCATACACTACTAGTCGCCCAGGATGATCCATATATTACGCTCTATGAAGCAATGCAGAGTGCAGGCATTGCTAAGCTAACGATCCTCCCTAGATTGGGCTGTGAAGGATTGGCAGACATGTTATACAAATACGTCAATGGCGTTTACATTCCCGACATGTTGGGGCAAAGCGAAGCTGAGCGGCTCTGGTGCTATAAAGTTGAGGTCCGTGAAACACAAGCGAATATGGCCTTTCGGGAAGGTCACAGAGAGTGGAATGAAGATCTACTCTCTGAATTTTAATCCTACTACAATCTAGCTAACAACTCACAACTCACCTGATAATATTAGGTGAGTTTTATCTTTTCTTAGTATACAAAACACCCAAATCAATGTACATTGCAGCTAGTAGACACTTCGATCACGTAACCATCTGGGAACAACGCCTGACACCTAACCACGCCCCGACGATTAAGACAGTCAGGGCGCTGTACAATTGCTACATCAAGTGTAGCGACTGGTACTCAACCCACGCTGAGTTTAGTGATTCGGTAGAAGAAGGAACGCCTGATGGAGTGTTAAAAAAGTTTCTGGGGCTTGGTACTACTGCAATTGATGAAACTACCAAATATCAATCAATGTTTGGTGATGATTTGTATGAACTAGAATTCTCAAATAAGAAGGAGATGTCGAAGTTTCTAGATAGCAAACCAATCGATGTTGATTTATTTGAGAGCGACATTCCACCTGAACTAAAGGCGCTGAGTGCGCTGTATTATAAATGTGAATTGCCTCACATCAACACAACATACTATGACATCGAGGTAGATTACCGGCCCAAAAAGTACGACGCGGACCATAAAATCAAACTTCGCAATATTGGTTCAGAATCCTTCGAAGCTACAGTTTGGGACCTTCGCGATTATAGGAGCGATCCTGATGTTGAGGTGTGGGATGAGCCGGTAAAGAAGTGGGTGGCGGTTAAAAATTCATTGTACACATACGATGGGCCAATCGGTTTCAGCTCACCACTCGATCCATACGCACCACTAAACTCAATTGCGTTCTACCACACCTGGAAAGACGAGTACGTCATCTTTTCTGTCCCACCCAAGTCCTGGACAGGATGCAATGTCGAAGAACTGTTTGACTACAGTTTATTTGAAGATATTGATTCCAAGGTTACAATTGTGTTCTGTAAAAATGAGACTGAGCTACTCACTCGGTCCGTTGAGGAAATTCAACAATCAGATTTGTTGTCTGGTTGGAACTCCTCACGATTTGATGATCCATACTTCGCTAAACGAGTGGAGATTGTGTTAGGCAAAGAGTGGTTGCAGATGCTGTCATTTCCAAAAGGTAAAGCGCCGTGGTTCCAGACCAAAGAAGTATTCTTCCAAGAGCAATTATTTGTTCAGTTTGATGGCCGCGTCACACTCGACTACATGGAGTTATTCAAGAAGTTTACAGTCGAGGATCGAGACTCGTGGAACTTGGAAACTGTTTCCCAGGACCATCTCGGCGAGCGATTCAAGAAGTTGGATTACGAAGGCACTCTGCACCATCTGTACAACAACAACTTTAGTAAGTTTGTGAGGTACAATTGCCGTGACACTGAAATTCTTCGAGAGTTAGATAAGAAGTATAAATTTATAAATTTAGCTAATACACTAATTCATGAATCTACGTGCCATTTCAAAAACATTGTGGGTACTGTCCGGTCTGCAGAGATGGCTATCAATAATTACTGTTGGTACGAGTTAAATGTTCGGGTCCCTGATACAAAACAGCTAGACGAACAAGGGCAAGCTGCCGGTGCATATGTGTTAGTTCCGCAAACTGGTATGCATAACTGGATAGTTTGTTATGATATAAATTCTCTATACCCAAATACAATCCGCACCGTCAACATTTCACCCGAGACGTTAATCGGACAATTCAGTGAGTTTGAGTCTGCGTGGACTGAGATTAATGCTGGGTCAACCGCCCAATTAACATTTAGATGGGAAAAAACTCAGGAAGTAGAAACTAAGTCAGCTAGAATGTGGAAGGAGCATCTCATTGAACTGAAGTATGCCATTTCAGGGTACGGTACAGTTTTCCGCCAAGATGTTGAAGGCATCATTCCAGCATTACTCGGTAGGTGGTATTCGACAAGGAAGCAATTCCAAGCTCAATCCAAACAAGTATTGGGTGCCATAGCAGCAACGACTGATGCTCATCAAGCGGCATTACTGCAGACAGAGTATGAATTCGCAGATATGACGCAATATGCGATGAAAATTAAGCTCAATTCAGCATACGGTGCATTACTCAATCAAAATTTCCGGTTCTATGATAAGCGGATGGGGCAATCAGTGACTGCAACAGGTAGGTGCATACTCGGGCACCAAATTCGCAAGGGTTGTGAAATTATAGATGGAGATTACAACATCAACCCAATTACTAGTGATGAAGACCCACGGGCGATCAACAACGAGATTGCAAGCCCATGTCTGATCTATGGCGACACCGACTCGGTTGTTGGGGGTACCGCGATTTATGTAAACGGAATTCAAAAAACTATTGCCCAGTTTTACGAGGAGCAGCCAGGTGATTTCATAAAACACGACCCGATTACCAACAATTATGTCAAGCGAGTAGTCGGCTCAACGAGTGTGGGTTTTGATGGGTCCAACCCAGTAACCAAACCCATTAATTATGTCATGAAACATACTGTCAAAAAACGCATGTTTGAGGTTAGGGTAAATGGAGCATCGGTTACTATAACAGCTGATCACTCCATTATAGTCCGCCGCGGCACTGAAATAATAAGCACAACACCGATGAATATAGTAAGGGGGGATAAGTTGATTAGTGTAAATACCCCCGAATCTGTATCTCCATAAACATGCTAACCTTACGAACACTACGCAATAAAGCAACTACATTCAACCTAGACATATCAGATATCGACTTAATTAAATACCAGCAACTGAGTAAGCAATTGGAAGATAGTGGGAACAAAAATCACCACAAGTTTACGTATAACTTCTTGAAATATGAAATTCATAAGATCGAACCTAATATGTTTGATCGGTATTGGAGGATTGTTATTGAGCATAAAGGAGGGTTATCCCACACATATGACCGCTACGTATTATCATACGGCGCTTACGCAGATGCAAAATGGGCCGCACGTCGGGCATTCATGGCTGAAAAAAATACATTTGTGTATAAATCGCGTACACATGGGTGGACCCTCGATCAGTTTGATGAATACAACTCAACCAGAAAGCAGACTAAAGAAAGAATGATCGCCCGCCATGGTGAACAAGAGGGGTTGCTTAGATGGACCAGTTATGTCGAGAAGCAACGAACTGCAGGAGTATCCCTACAGTGGTTCCAGGACAAGCATGGGGTGGATGAGGGGTTGGTAGTATGGGATGCGCTATGTAAATCTAAAGCCCACACAATTGACAACTATATCCAACGGTATGGGGATATTGAGCTTGCTACTCAGAAATTGGTTGAGAAGTTCTCAAATCAATTTAACTTTTATTCCGTAAAGTCGCAAGTATTGTTCGACTTAATAGTCAATGACTTACAGCTTCCGGATGAGCACGTATATTACGCCACAAAAAATACCGAATTTGGGTCATTTGACCCGTTGGGTAGACGATTTTACAAATATGATTACGTTGATACCAACCACAAGATTTGTATAGAATTCAACGGGGATCACTATCATGGGAATCCAACGCTATATGGTCCAACCGACTTCCCAAAAGCACTCCGCGGTAGAGGCAGAAAAACCGCATCTCAGTGTTGGGACGCAGACGCTAAAAAACTTGCCCACATACAAAGCCGGAACTATCGCACTATAGTAGTGTGGGAGCGAGATTTTGATCGTGATCCCAGCCACGTGCTTGACATAATACGTGCAGAATATAAACTACCACCTCGTGATCCCCCTGAAGAGTAAAAAATAGATGAATATAGTTGAGACAGATAATTTTGAAATTATTGATTTGGGTCTACAAGAGCTTGATGTGTACGACATTGAGGTTGATGGGGTACATAATTTTTTCGCCAACGGTATATTGGTGCACAACAGTTTGTATTGTTCACTCAGTGAGATAATCCCACCCAATGCCAATCCAAACCTTGTAGTTAAGATTGCTGACAAGATAGGTCATGAGATCAATGCCTCATTCCCCGCGTACAATCGATCAGCATTCTTGGTACAACCCGGGTTCGACCAGCACATTAAAACTGGTAGAGAATTGGTTGCTGATAAAGGATTTTTCATTCAGAAGAAGCGGTATGTCATCCATGTGATCGACAAAGAAGGCAAGGCCAAGGATGAACTGAAGGCTATGGGGGTCGACATGCGCAAGACTACGACCCCCCGCCCCGTCAAAGCATTCCTGCGATCTACGTGTCACAAAATGCTTACAGGAACCCCTGATGAAGAGCTAGATGATTTTATCATGGAATATCGTGATGAAATGATTGATGAGATTGATCTAATGGATCTCGGCCTTCCAAAAGGTATCAAGGGAATTGAACAGTACACAGCCTCGTTTAGAGACTACCCAACTACACGCCTACCCGGCCATGTATCAGCAGCAATTTTATATAATGATTTTAGACAAGCTGCGGGAGATACTGAGTCGCTGTTAATATCGAGTGGTATGAAAATTAAGATTTTCAAACTAAAATATGAAATGGAACACGCCGGTCGTATGTTTAAGGCGATTGCTGTCCCGACAGATGAGGAGATGATTCCTCAGTGGTTCAAGGATGAATTCTTTGATAAAATTGATAGGCAACGCCACGTTGGTATGTTGGTTGACAATATGCTGCATAATATGTTCGATTCGATTCCCAGACAAGTCCCCACTCGCCAAAGTAAGGCGTATGAGTCTGACTTCTCGTTTTGACGCTTTTGTATAAATAGACCACAGACCAACAGTGGCCATACGCACATGAGTATATCAATAATTGTATCTTTATTAAGACGAGTACCACTCGCCGCCTGGGGGTATGGCGTATGTTCGATAGTCATTATCGTCATGTATGGTATGCTGCAACACTCACAATCAGTGGTATCTAAACTCGAAGTCAAAGTTAAACAACAAGAAACAGATTTAATTGTTGCTTCAGAGTTGAATACCCAACAAGCAGATAGCTTCCGAGACACAATAGCACTCCAAAATGCGGCTGTCAACAAACTCAAGACCCAAGTTATTGAGCAACAAACGAGAGTAACCACTGCTGAAAAGTCCAACCAACGAGTGGTTGTCGATGGCAACCGCAAGATTGCGACTATTCGCCAGGATGAAAATATTGCCCTTACTTGTGTTGATGCAATTAGTGTGCTAAGAAACCTAGAGGCCTTACAATGGAAAAAATAATTTTACCCGTCGTGTTGTGTGTACTACTCAGTGGATGCTTTGCGCTCCCGAAATCTAAGTTTGTTCGAGTAGAAACCCAAGTTGTTGAAGTGCCTGTTGCACTGGATCTACCCAAGGTTGTAGTGCCACCCCGCCCCGCCCTAGAAATTGCTAAAATCACTCCTACAAGCTCAGTATCAGAGTTGGTAATTGCGTATAGAGTCACAATTGTGCAATTGCAGACTTACGCTAGCCAGCTAGAATCACTGTTGAATGCGGTGAATCAAACCCCATCGAAGTAGTGTTGTGACCACATGAGACTCGAAACTGTACTCGCGGAATCTGCACTAAGCACATCATTGCTAACAATTGCGGCTGGATTCGCAACAGGGATAGTTGCTTTTAATATGAACAAAAAGCTCAAAGTGATGATCCCAGCTAGCAAGAAGTTTCAGGATATCGTGAAGTTGCCTCCCTATCAACGAACATCACTCACATTCACTGCGGACGACAAGAAAACGATTGATGAAACTCAACACCTAGTGGATATGCTTATCAAGAAAGCATCATACAAAATATCCAAGACCGGCACAGGTATCCTTCACAAATCGTGGGAATTGCGGCTCTGAGTTCTTAACACCACGCAGATAAATAATTAACTAACTACAGTAGTAACATACCATGGCATCATTCTCAGACTCTACATCAGCATACGTTGTGTTGGTAAACAACACAATCCACAGCATAACTAGCGAACGCTCTATTGCAGATGCTATTTCAGCAGATACTAGAGGGAGTGTAGTACAAGCATTCCCAATTATCACATCATACCAACCTCAAGTAGCAGTGACAGAAGCACACGATGTGCCAACATTTGGTGAATTTTTGGATAGCTTGCCAAATAAGACTACAGTCCCAACAATCGCCGATATTTTCAAAGGCAAAAAATCTGCAAGCAAACTGACGTCTATTTCACATCAAGTGAAACAAGACTCCAATACTGCGTATGTAGTTGTAGATACACTTGCTGTAATCGATCACCCAACTCCATGATACTGTCCGACTTACAATTAGCACTACTAGCCCAACTGTGGCAATCACGAGATTCGGCGATTGATTGTTACAACTTGGTAAATGCTAACACCAAGACACTGTCTTTTGGCAAACTCTTGGAATCCGAACACTTGATTTCGATAGGCCCTGAGAGCGTTGTTGTGGATGTAGTTGCAACTCAAGCGAAGTGTGTTGAGTATGGTATTATCGATGATGTCGGAGAGTTGACAGAACTAGGACAGAGCTACATCGACATGGTGATTACCGAATCATTACAAGCGATGTTTCTTCACAATCGAGCAAAACGACACTAGTGGTTCTCCACTAGTGAGTACCTGTGTTGTCGGTAATGATACGTAGTGGGTATAAAATTTAGAACTAAGACTTTCCTCAACGACACTAGCGATATACAAACTGAAGTAATGTGTCGCCGCCGGCACCTCTCCGCAGATTGTAGTAAAGTCCTGCCACAATACCTCAAGTGATAATATTATGTGGGTGCATGATTGATCTACTAAAAAACCTTTCACGTGATCGTCAATTAAAACATCCGGAAAAAAGGTATGTAATTTTCCGTTGCGGGTAATGGTCTGTAGTTTCTTCACGTGTATGTTGAGCTGAGTGCTGAGATATTCAAGGTGTACTTAGTCGGACTATCCTTGTAGTCACGCTCCTAAATAGTAATACACTTAAAACAATCTAATATTATGCGATTATTTCAAATCCTAGAATCTCCAATCGTATCTTTTGCTGCTATCCCTGACACCACAGAAGATCAAGTTGATGATCAAACGGAAGATCAGGATGATCCAAACAAACAAGGTACTATCCGTACTGTTAAAGGCGCTCACTTGGTATATAAACGCAAAGATGATGCTACTCGGTACAGTGAACTGTGGATATACAAAAGCAACAAGTTAGCTAAGCGCGAAGATGTGGTATACACAGCAATTCTTGCTGGTACAGATATTTCCAAACACTCTCGCAAGAGTCCCGATGGAGAGCAAACAGTTGATGTGTGGAGTGTAGGGGCACCTGAAGATACATTAAATTTTGTCCAAATAAATGGCCTCTCTAACTAAAATCGTCCCAACTCCAGCAACATTTTTTGCTTGGTTTAGGGTCGTGATCGCACTATATGCACTACCCAGTGATCAAATAACTCAGGTTCAGCTCACACAGCGAAATAAGATGTACGAACTGCTGTTGGCGGATTGCCTGTCTAATAACCCCGTCTTGCAAGGATTGACGCGGTTGCGGGCTATCGGAACTCTCAAGCTGCTTGATGAAGGCGCTTATGAAAAAAGTTGGGTAGCCACTGAGGCTCGCCGAAAATTAGAACAACAAGCCGTTCTCGCATCATCTACTCCACTGTCTGTTGTCAACTAATTCAGATGTGTGTATGCTGCATACACTATGATATACACATCCACAAAAAGTAAACCTAAAAAATTAACAAAAGCGCAGCGAGAGTTGTTAGTCGAATGGGAAGCCCTCAAGCTTCGATACCGAGCCAACACATCCGCCTCGGCAACCAAGACCACCACTAATAGTAACTCTTTTTGGCAACCAAAATCTCCGCCTCGTGGAGAGTCGCCGAAGCTCTCGTCCTATGGTGACCTGGTCGGAAATGGCACAACCCCAATTCACAAGCCGGTGCTAACAGTTACTGCTACCATAGCACCAATCTGTAACAAAGGTGCGTACCAAGTAATTACAGACAGCAAAGACTTTCATACGATGGGTAGGAAAGTTTAATAACTCATTGAGATCAGATTTTATGTCTTTTGAAGTTCAGCAACGCATCGACCAATCTCGCTACCCCCTTGACCCAACCTGCATGTTTTGTGGTAGTGATGTTGGGCACACAGAGGAGGTGTGGACAGGCGCAACCGAAGAAGATAAGTCTGGTTGGGAGGTGTGGTTTTGTTGCCACCCCTGTAGAGATATTGGAGCCGATTCTCCATGCGAAACATTCTACCCTATTCGATTAACCACTAACTAGAACATACTACATGCAATCAAGAACAGTAACAGAGTTTAGCTCAATAACCAACAAAATCGAATATGCACTACCAGATTGTGATGTCGACTCATTTTTGAGATTTGCTCGAGCAACGAGAACCACCCGGTGCATATTGGTTGACGGCGAAGTTGTACATTCGGGGTTATTTGATCCTACATCCATTGCTAAAATAGTAAAGTCGAGTAGACCCACTAAGTGAGCTTTGACACCATCTTTAGATTACCACATAATTAGATCACTCCCATCACTATATTCAAACATCCATGAAACAACATCCACAATTCTGTACAATCACACCAACGGCATACTTGCCTAAATTTGCCCGTGCAAACGGCTCCGACTTCCACTTGCTTTTGGCACATTTAATTGATCCCAATTCATCTCACTATGATCCCGGCTACGCATCATTCTATAAGGAGTCGAAGTATTCCAACGAAACATACATCTGCGACAATGGAGCTTTCGAGTTAAATCAGTCATATGCTCCTGACCGATTAATCACAATTGGTAAGTCGGTAGGAGCTGATGTATTAGTGTTGCCTGATTACCCTGGGCAACCATCCGATGTCACAATTACAGCAGCGAAGAAATATATTCCACAATTCAAAGACGCGGGATTCAAAACATTCTACGTCCCACAATCAGCACCAGGTGATTGGGGTGGGTGGCTACGAAGCTTCGAGTGGGCTCTATTCAATCCTGAAATTGACATGATCGGTATGTCAATCCTCGCACACCCAATTGCACTTCCCCACATCCCAAAATCATACGTCCGTGTTGTAGCAGCCGATCGTATTGCAACCTGGCTAACACAAGATACTGAGCGTGCTGAAGCATTCTACTACAAACACATCCATTGGTTGGGTTTGTTGAATCCTGGACTGGAGTTACCGGCACTGTTGGGGATGGGTCTCGTTGATACCCTCGATAGCTCCAATCCTGTGTGGTTTGGTCACTGTGGAATTCCTTACAATCAATTTAGTGAATCACTGACTCCTGTTGACAAGAAATATGTACCAGAGGTAGACTTCTCAGTTCACCCCGTTAAAGATGACTCAATCATCTCCCATAACCTCGCAATTATTGACGAGATTTTTAGATCGTATCAAAAATGATTATTTCACCACAAAAAGCCTACGACCTCGGGATTGTTACAAAACTATTAAACGCTACCAAACAAATTGGCAGTGATGGTATTGATTTGACAATCAAATCTATCTCGCGGGTGGCTAGTCCACACCGACCAGTTACCCTATCAGAATCCAAACAACGGACACAGTACCTCGATCATACCCCTATTATACCGGTATCGACCCCGGGTGCAGATTCTAGTCTACCACGATCGTACTTCTTGCACCCGGCTGTGTATGATGTTACATTTAATGAAGGGTGTGCATTGCCCTTGGGGGTAGCTGCAACATTGCACCTGCGCAGTACATTCGTGCGCAATGGTTGCTTTGGGGTAAGTGGTTTGTACGATTCCGGCTTCACTTCAACAAACTGTGGAATGCTGTTACACGTCAATTACACAATCGCCGTTGAAGAGAATATGCGGTTAGCCCAGATGGTGTTGTGGGACAGTGATTCAGCTAAGTTGTATGATGGTACGTACAACAATCAACTTGGTACATCCTGGAAGGACACAGCCACCAGCAATATTGCTCGTCCAACGACAGAATTTGATAAGGACGTATTGTGAGCAAAGTCTTATTCATTGACGTTGAGACTAGTGGATATAGTAGGAATACCGGCATGGATCGGAGCAACGGCTACAAGTACCAAATTGTATCCCTTGGAGGGGTAGTATCAGATACTAAAACGCTCAAAGAAGGAAACTCATTCTATATTGAAATTAAACCAAATGGTATGAGTTTGTGGGACAGTGAAGCAGAGGCTGTACACGGACTGTCGAGAGAGTACCTAGAGGAGAATGGTGTTGAAGAAGAGGAAGCTCTTGCAGCATTCTGTGAATTCTTGAGCGAAAACTTCGACACGAACAAGGCTCTAACGCTTGGTGGACACAATGTAGATACGTTCGACCGGCATTTCTTACTAAGTTGGTTCGACAAATACAACATGGCTCTCAAGTTGTCGGGGCACAGCATCGATTCGTTCTCAGTTGGGTCTATCCTATATAACACCAAGGACTCGAATGAGTTGTTTGAGATGTTCAATGTAGTTCGTGACAAGCACAATTCACTTGAAGATGCTCAAGCTGCACTCAAAGCGGTCAGAATGATTCGTACTATTTTCAATAAAGCACTAGACACAAATGTTTGAATTCATCAAGAAACTCCATATATTATTGGAAGCAAAGAAACCCGCCGGGGATTATGCTGCACTCTCACTGAGTGATACCAGTATTGCTGCCATCAAAGATTGGGCGCGCAATCATAATATCAAAATTGATGATGAGTACGACCTACACATCACAACTGCGTACTCAAAGACACCATTTGAGTATGATTGGACCACTCTCAAAACTGATCTGGAGAATGTGGAGGCTCAGCCGACTAAGTTTGATGTGTTTGAAACACCAAATACCCAGACTAAACTGTTGGTAGTCCGTGTGAAGTGTCCCTATGCGACAAAGAGGTTCAAAGAATACATGAAGTGTGGAGCTGAGTATGATTATGATGAGTATCTCCCTCACATCACACTGTCTAAGGAATGGTCAGGTGAGTTGCCTGACGTATCAACACTACCAAGAATCGTGCTCACGAGCGAATATCACTCTAAGTTGGAGGACTGATAAAATGGTACAACTAGAATTCGACTTTCCCACACCGCTAGACCAACTCAACACTGAACTCGCTGAGATTATGGATTCAATCGCGGCCCTGTGCATCAGACGAGATACTGTAAAAAGCAAAATACGCCAAATGCACAATATTGATATGGTGAACAGTGTTCTTGGTGCCCGGATTGTAGGCACTACAATTTATTTTCCCCACCAAACTAAATGATATTTCAAAATGTAACCCCTGCGGTTAACGCACTAACTATCGATAACGGCTTCAAGCACATCGTCAGTGTCAATTCGTACGGTGGAATCGGCAAAGACGGCAAACAACCTTGGTACATAAAGGAAGATTTGAAGCGATTCAAAGAACTGACTATGGGGCACACTGTCGTGATGGGGAGGAGGACGTATCTGGATGTTGAGCGAATTGCTCAAGAGAAGGGTATTGAATTTCTGCCAGGTCGCAAGTGTTATGTTGTTAGTAATACTGAGGACTTTACCCCGGCCCACGCCACCAAAATTCCCAGCGTAGGTAAATTGCGTGATATAAACATCATGCAGGATGGTGAGACTGTATTTGTAATTGGAGGGTATTATTTGTTTGTAGAAACACTACCCTTCACAACACACTGTTACATGACTGTAGTCAAGAACACAGATGATTGCGATGTATTCTACCCCATAAAGGCGATTTCCACAAACTTTGTGCCTGTAAATAAAGCCGGCGAGCTCGACGGAGATAATTTTGTCTTTGTCGACTATGTGAGAACTTAATTTACACACAAAGGTACGGTGAATCAGGCAATGAGCAAAATCTCCAAAAATAACAATCTTGATGAAGAAGCAGAATTAGATGATGCCCCGATTAACATCGTATACAAGCAAAGTCTTTCGCGGGTAATCCCCGTAAAACAACATCCGTACTACTTGTATGGACCGATCGGCGCACCCGCTAATTATGTTGAGATGATCAATACGATTCGCACTGCAGAACCACACGATGACATCACGATATACCTAAATTCGGATGGTGGGAGACTCGATACTGGTATTGCAATTTGTAGCGCAATTGCTGAATCACGAGCGACTGTTACGACAGTGCTAGATTCTAGTGCTAGCTCGATGGCTGCAATTATTTTCCTTGCGGGGCACCAGTATGTTGTGCATGATTGTACAATGTTGATGTTCCACACATTCAGTGGTGGATTCTATGGTAAGAGTTCGGACGTCGATCGACAGATTGTCGCATACAAGAGACAATACTCAAATCTCGTCAAGAAGATATGTTCAAAGTTTCTCACCAGCGATGAGATTAAGAAGATAGACAACGGTGAAGAACTTTGGTTACTTTCTGAGACAATTGAGAAGCGACTGAAGGAACTAGCCAAGCAAGCGCAATCAACTCTCCAAGAACCTAAACCAAAAAAATTAACTTCAAAATTAGCTAAACCCAATCCCGATCAACCCATTGAATAATACATACACACATGGTACTGCCTGGATCTGACGACACTCTCGAGCAGATAATCACATCAAGCGGGATCCTAGGATCCCGCTCCCCGTCTGGGTGGTATACACTGCGTTGTCCGGTGTGTAATGATAAGAAGTCGCGCGGCGGGTGGAAATTTGAGGGTGGAAGCGCAAGCTACCACTGTTTTAATTGCTCTACCACAGCTGGATACAAAGCCGGCGCTAGCCGATTCTCTGAAAAAATGGTAACGGTTTTATCAGACTTTGGGTTATTGGATAGCGCAAAATCAGTACTATTCTCGGCATTCGCCGCAGGTGGTCGGCAAGTCGACTCTACTCAGTATATCCCAGCTAACCTCGCTGAAGCCTCTCAGATTGAACTACCGACCTTCTTCAGACCGCTGGATCCAACTCGAGATACTACATATGTGGATTACTTACGCACTCGAGCACTCGAGCCTTCCAGTCATGAGTTTATGGTGAGTGATAAAATAGGAGGCAAGTGGCAAGACAGGTTGATTGTTTTGTGCCGCAACCAAGCTAATCAGGTAACTTTTTTTCAAGGTCGTGACATAACAGGCAACCCCAACACAAAGCGTTGGGAATCACCTATCCACCCCAAGACGAACGTGTTGTTCAATTACAATTCAATTCCGCGGTTCTCGGAAGATGATATTGTAGTGTGTGAGGGATCATTGGATGCTCTATCGGTGTCTAATGGTGTTGCAATACTGGGGAGCACTTTCTCTAAGTATCACGTTCACAAATTGACGCAAGCGCGTGGTAGAAAAATCATCGTACCAAATAAAGATGCAAATGGCGCTGTGATGGCTAAGCAAGCCCTTAGTGTTGGGTTCTCACTGAGTTTCCCCGACATTGGATCTTGCAGCGATCTTAACGAAGCCCTGCGCAAATATGGGAGTATGTACCTCGAAAGTGCAATTACACAAGGAATTGTTGATAGTGAATTTAGTGCACAAATGAAACTGGGACATTGGGCATCATAAATCCAAAATAAGTGTTGACTTGATGTTGAATTAGGGTATAATTGAACCTAAGATCAAACAAGGAAGTTCAAAATGATTAAAATTACAAAAATTCACACTGTTGAGATTTTTATGAAATCTGGAAACTCACTGGTACTCGATCGGGTCAAGGAAATAACTGTGGACTATACGAATAGTGTGATTTCGTCATTTAAACTTGCTCAAAGCACTCAAGCAAAGACCAGATTGTTGGTCCAATCCATTGAGCTCTTGCAAATTGAAGCGATCACGTATTCAAACCCAACATACACACTATTTTATTGAAACGCAATTTAACAATACTGTGGACTTTTGTGAGTAAAAATCTCATTTCTCAAATAAGTGTTGACATGATGTAGAATTAGGGTATAATTGACCCTAAGATCAAACAAACAAGGAAAACCAAGATGAACTTTTATATTAGCGCTGAAGGTTGTGAAGTGATTAGTGGTGAAACAGGGACAGCCGTTCCAATCCCACGTGTTGGTGAAACTGTGGCGATGCGCAAAAAAGGACCAGGACAGTTGCGACAGTTGTGCGATACTATCGTCGAATCGGTGTCGTATGATTTCTTTCAACAAACTGTGGAAATTCGGTGTGCTAGATGTTATTGATGAAATTGCTAGAGAGATCAGGTGTGAGAGCTTAGCACGAATAATCGTGTAATGTCCGCATGCGATAGAATTCGAACCTGGGAGAAAATAATTATGCAAATTGCAAAAACTATCGACGGGACAATTGTTCAAATCATGAAATTTGTAGACACTGTTGCTTTTGCTCCAGAGCGCGGTTGGTTTTGCATTTGTGTTGACTTCCATAAACCTCAACACAAGCGGTGTGAAGTCAAGTGGGTACCAGCGTCTACTAGGTTTGTTTGGACACGCACGATTTCGATCTGTTGACCTTATTCCAATTTTAGTATATAATAGACCCTACATCAACTCACTAGACTCATGTATGTGAGATGTGAAACCCCATCCAACGAACCCACAACTAATGGAGATCATAATATGACATATTCATTAAAAATTTACATGAAGTCTGGTGCGATTATCGAGCTTGACAAAGTTGAGTCTTGTGACATCGATTTTAACACCGAGAACCTCACGGCATACCCAAATCAGGCATATTCTTCGTACAGCCCCATAAGCCCTCAGTCTCTGTGCAATCGATCGATCAGCAATTTCGTACAATCTGGTAGTGCACGCAACTTAATTGAGTTGGAAACGCTCGATTTGAATGAAGTTGTAGCGATTGTTCGAGTATACTAAAAACATAGAGGAATTAGATTGTGAGTAATTATGCAATAGCTTATATTTGCCTGCAGATTGTGGGTGCTTTATTTTTAGCACACATGCATGGTAAGCCGCAAGTCGGAAATTACAACTTTTGGGTTAGTGTCGTGTGCGCTAGCCCAGCTTGGGCGTGTGTATACTTTGGTGGATTTTTCAAATGAACCAAGTAGAAATCATCAAAGCCATCCTCGCTGGTGATGTCTTAGACATTAAGTTCCTAGGGGAGCAGTGGGACTGTTTCAATAGTGCAGCCACGCCAGTCGAACGAACTTTGCGAGCATACATCAGTAACTACGAAGGCCGATATGAGCTCGCAGAGTTTCGTATTCGACCCAAGGTGAAGACCTATCAGTCCCGCGCGTACATTGATAATGAAGGTGGCATCTTTCACTGGGTGTCTACTGGCTCATTGACGCAAGACGAAACCATAAATGCACATGGCTACTGGGCCCGCTGGATAGAAGAAACACAAACCAAGGAATATGTATGATTAGAATTAAAACACTACACACAATCAATGTAGATGATTTTGACCAATTAGTCATGGATACATATGGACGCATCTACAATTTCCAACAACAAGATAGTTGTAAATCTCGTGGGTTGGAATATATCACAGTTCCATCAGATGGGTATCTTGGGGATTATGATAACGACACAATTCCAGATGAAGTTAATGGTGAAGAGCGGGGTGTGAGTTTCAGCGCCTGGCTCGCTCGTGACCCAAAAGAATGGTACGGTATCCCAGATCAAAATACTCAGTGGTATATCGATTTATTCTGGGCTCGAAATTTTTATCCTAGTGTTGATATGGTTATCAATGATCTACATGCCAAAGGTCTACTGCCTGCAGGTGAGTACGCAATTAATATTGATTGGTGAATTATGATTAGAATTATTGATACAAAACCACATAAAAGTGTAGTTAAAGAAGTTGTTTGTAAGAACTGCGGTTCGACATTGGAATATACACCTTCTGATGTACAACAATCATATTCAACAGATTATACTGGCGATCGAGATTATTTTAATTACATTAAGTGCCCTTCATGTTCTCATGAAATCGTAGTAAAATAATATGTGAATTTAAGGTTTCTTCGTTTAACACGGTAAGACCATTACCCTTCGATTAGTCAGAAAACAGGCGTCGCTGACTTGGTAATGAAATAGGTTCGAGCCCTATAGAGACTACAATTAGGAGATTTAAATTATGGCTAGTTTACGTGGTGAATTTTTAGATTATTTGTCAACCGCCGAAGAATTCATCTTTGCAAATGAAAATTCATTCATGTTTGAGTTTACTGGCGGCTTTGCTAAACAATGTGGGTTATCTAATGAATTAGTTAGTGTTAGTTTTTCAGCATACGGTGTAAAGATTGTTTATGTTACACCCGACGGGCAACATGTATCTGGCGTGATAGAAGCCAGCCAATATAATGACTGGGTTTCGCATAGATGTGTCGTCAACATACAACAATTAATCTGAGAGTAAATTATGATCGAAATAGCACCAGATAATCACATTGCATCACTGACAAAGTGGAGTGAGTCGAGTTGGGTGGAGCCAATTCCAGTTTTTCTTTTAGATCTTGAGTGTGAAGAATATCAGGATGAAGACCTTGACCCGCACTATGCATGCAAACATGAGGGTGATTTTTACTATGACCCATCTACAATTGTTTGTTCTAGTGTAATGCAGGATGATTCCTCTACAGAATTTAATATTGCTATGCTGCACAACAAACCAGACTGGGCAACACACGTACACTGGAGTTCAAAATGATTAAGAAAATCAAAGGGTCATTCCTTAAAGCAGCTAATCTACGTCGGTACAATAATGAACCAATTCGAGATGGTGATTATGTCGGTATTGGTAAGAACAGGCATTGGCGGATCAATTGTGATAATGAATTTGAATTGTCGGAAAGCAATGAAACATTTGACCGATGGGCGCTTTCCAAACGTGCAACCAGGTTAATCACTGATGAGCTTACCGATGTAAAGAAATTTGTGGCAATGGTAGATGAGCTGCATGCTGAAATTTTGGTGCATGAGGCTAATGAGCACTATTGGGATGTTGATCTGTATTTGAGTGTATTGGAGTAGAAATGTACCTATCTCAAATGTCAGTTGGAAAAAACTACAAATATATAAACAGTACTGTAGTCCTGGTATATTTGGGTGCACAGCGCCACCCGCTTGGTTGGTTCTATCAGTTTGCAAATCTCAACGAACCTAAAATTTGTTGGTTAGAACTACAAGAGTATGAACTTAGACAACTTGAGGAGTCCACATGAATGATAAAACTATCAACGTACGCCACGACGACTCGTCCGATACACTAGTCGCAGAAATTGTACGCATGGCTGAACTGCTGAAAAGGTGGGATGAAGATCACCCTGATTCAGATTATGTCGCCCTGCCTCAAGCATTTGGTCCTAAAATATCCTTCGCGGGTAGTAATCTACTCATCGATTGTGATGACATTGCAGACCTAATTTTAGGGGAAATTGATTCATATTCTACAACACCAGAGTATGATCCACTTACTACTGGATATGTACCGAAACCAAAGTTGACTAATGCTGAATACGCTGAACGCTGGCAGAAACATGAGTCGCTGATATCAAGAATGTCTGAGTGGGTAGATGTCATCGCCCGCACTCCAAAATATGGCGAACGGGTGTTTGCTATTCACGACCTCAGACCCATTGGTAGGGGTAGATTTGTGGCAGACTATTACTTTAGTGAATATGGCTTTGTCGCTAATGAAGGAGACACTGATTGTTATGGATATATTACCCATTGGATCTCCGTTGGTGATGTGAAATTAATTTTGAGATAATAGTAGTTAACCTTTTGTAAATTAGGGGATAATAGACCCAAAGCGCAACCAATCTAAGGATACCATGACCACAACAATTTTGACAATCTTGCTTTTTGCCGCATCAGCTTCAAGCCCTCCTACACTACTTGGTGAATACGCATCTCCGACTGCATGTGAACAAGCTAAAGCGCAAATCTTGAATCACATTACTGTAGGACGCATGATGGGCGTCCTACCTACATATATTCCCGCCGCTTATATATGCGTACCAACGGGGAAAATTAACAAAAATTAACCGTTGACCTTTTGCAAATTAGGGTAGATAATTACCGTATCGACAAACAATTCAACTAAGGTACACATATGCAATTTGATATCACAGTAACTATCCGAGTGACAGTCGCGGACCGCGACGAGGCGCTAGCAATTGCTGATCGTTATGGAAACATGTCTACAGGGTATCTCAGCATCGGTGCTGACTCTTTCGATGTGACTGCACTGGCAGAAGTACAGGAAATTTCTTCCAATGGAGCGAACTGATAATGACTATTGAATATAAATCCATAATCACAAGCCCTGAATACTTGACAGCCCTCAAAAAATCGTTGCGTGATGGGCAGGTGTGTGACTATGAAACTGGTCGAGCGATTAGTTGCGATACCGTAATGGATACAGCAGCAGATGTAATTGAAGTTCTTCAGGAGCGAGTTACATCAATGGAACGATTATTGAAAATTATTCACCACAACGCCAATGTGGAGGGTATGGTGGGGTTTCGTGAGTGGTGCAGCGGTACTATAGAATACAAATTAAAACATCTTTAATAATCTGGCGTTCGTATAATGGATAATACTGGAGATTTCTACTCTTCAAATAGCGGTTCGATTCCGTTACGCCGGACCAACTAATATATTGAAACGGAAGCTCAACGGTCGAGCGCCATCCTCATAAGATGGGGGAAGTGGGTTCAACTCCCACCCGTTTCACCAGTAATAATTTATCATGAAGGAAATTCAAAAATGAAACAGCAACTATTTTTATCACAAGAACAGTTTACCAACTGGTTGATTGCTCTGCGCTCTGGCGAATATAATCAAGGTAGAGTACTTCTTAGAACTGAGGATAAAGAAGTAGGTACGTGTTCTCACTGTTGCCTTGGTGTACTGTGTGAGGTTTCTGGGTTTAAATTTGATGATACGTGTGGGTATTACTTTGATGAAGTTACTGGTCGTAGATCATCGCATAAATTTCCAACGCTAGATGAGAAAACAGAAAATCCATTAGTTATTGTTACATCTGATGAACAACTAGAGTTTGTCAAAAAGATGCAGGATAAAACTGGATATAGGATTGGGAATCAGCAATTAGCGTCAATCAATGATTCTGGCAAGTTTACGTTTAGTGACATTGCAGATATTATCGAAATGTTTTTTGAACCATCCCATCTATAAGGAAAGAGAAAATAAAATGATATTGCATAATTTTGATGACTGGTGTCGTATTGTGAGGAACTCCCAGTATTATAATCTAGATATAAAGCTCGCACTCAAATTGAGTGCGAGCCAACCGGCTGGTTATATGACAACACCCACAGATTCTGTGGGTGTTAGGGCCATATTAGCCTATACTAGGAAACTTTTGTCTGTTGATGAAGTATTTACTATTCCTGGAAAGTGGTATCTCTTGTGGTGTGGGTATAGTCACCATATGAGGGACCCGGATACCCTCATGCTTACTAAAAATAGAACTCAACTGATTAGATATGCAACTATTGTATAAAATCTCAACCATCAATGTTGTAGCAAATACCCAAATATGTGTATGATTGTTGTAACCAACAAACTTTGAGGAAATTCAAAATGGAAAATACCAATATCACTAATGCGATGACAGAAATGGTGGATGAACTCAAATCATCTTTTAAAACTGCATTGGATGAAATACAAGAAATTTCCGCTGCTAGCGATCAATATCGTACTGATAAAGTTGAGAAGTACATATCTGACTTGTTTGAACATACCAAACAAGTAGAAATTAATGTTCAGAAGTATTGTGATGACGTGACTGCTCAAGTAAAATCAACTGAATTAGCTAATCAAACACGTGCTGATAATATTATCAACTCTAATAGACTTCTCGCATTGGCTACACTATACACAACTATCCGTGATGAAAATGAAGCTATAGCAATGTTATATATTCTGGAGAATAAACTATGATTATTTTTGATTTGTTGGTTAACAACTGGTTTATTGCAGATAGTATCGAAATGTTTTTTGAACCATCCCATTCATAAGGAAATTCAAAATGAACTTCTCAGAACACGTCAATGTGCCCGCTGATTATCTCCCTCGATCTGATTGGGAAATTGTGATGGCTGATAAGCAGCGTTGTGTAAAACTAATCGAAGATGTATATGATTTGTTAGTTGCTGGTAATCACATTGAGGCGAAGGAATTGATTCAACAGCGTGTCAATAATCTCACAGTAAATGTACCATTCTATATTGATGTAGGTGAATAATATTAAGAGCCAAAATGATTAAACAATTCGACCATGATTTCTTCAATATTACAGCACACATTACTGATTACAACAAGGTACTATTCCTGTCCGATGGCGACGTGCGCTCGGTAGGATTAGTGGATGTTTTCATTGAACTTGGTGGGACTGTATTATTAAAACGCTCGATGCCTTTTGATGTTGATATAGATGATGCAGAACAAGTATTTGACGCTATTAAGCGGTCATACTTGCCAGCACTAATCAAAGAGGCAACATCTATGTTATAAGGAATTGATATGATACTAATAGTTCTCACACTCCTGGTAATTAAACATTTCGTTGTTGATTTCCTAATACAAACAAAGTATCAGTGGAGTAACAAAGGTACATATTTCCACCCAGGTGGATTATTGCACGCTGGACTACACGGTATTACTACACTCGCCTGCTTCTCACTACTATCACTCAGTACCGCAATGATTGCTGCTCTGGTTGATTTTGTTGTTCACTACCATATTGATTGGGCGAAGATGAATATTAATGCGCACTATGGATTTGGACCAAATACTCACGGAGAATTCTGGTGGTTGCTTGGACTAGATCAGTTCCTACACTCGCTGACGTATATTGGGTTGTTGTATTACGCATTTTATACGTAGATTGTGGTGTCAGCCACGAAGCACGGTGTGCGTTGACCTGATCTGAAATTGGGGTATAATTGAATCATCTAACAAAATAAGGTGGGATTCATGAACATACTAGGAATAGACGACTCGATCACTACCTGTGGTTGCTGTGGGAAATCTGGCTTGAAATTCACGATCCTAGTTGAGCGAACTGGTGAAGTGTTCAATTACGGTCGTGTATGCGCAACTAAACATACAGGCTTAGGCTACACTCAAATTAAGCAGAACATCACATGCGCTCGTGAGGCGATCAAAACCGCAGCGAAATTGGAATACACCAATAGCACTGAGTACCTAATGCACTGTAATAAGTTACGGGAGCTTAATAACTCAGGCGTGAAGAGTGGACGGGAATTCTATGCCGCCCAAATGGTAGATTTGGCGAGAGCTGATGCCAAGAAAATCGAGATCGCTGCAAAGTACAAAATTGCCGCGCACTCATTCTGATTACCGTCCATTATATGACCTCTAGAACAAAATACCCTCGAACGTACCACCTACCATTCTCCCCAGGCCTCCAATCAGACGACAAGGTCATCCAATCTATGGAGGATCTGATCGGATCTGAAGTTGTCGTGACGCTGAAAATGGATGGTGAAAACACCACGCTGTACCCAGATGGGTATCTCCACGCACGTTCGATCGACTCGGTGTCTAATTGGACTCGTGACATTGCTAAGAAAATTCACTCACAAATTGCACACGATATACCAACCGGTCACAGGCTGTGTTGTGAGAATGTATATGCCAAACATTCGATCCACTATCCAGATGGTTACCTGGAGGGGTACCTATATTTGCTGTCTGTGTGGAATGATGACACTTGCCTGTCATACGACGACACGCTGATGTATGCTGAACTATTTTCCCTCCCAACACCAAAACAACTGTATAGAGGTGTATATGATGAGAGTGCACTCAAGGAACTCGCGGCAAATCTTGATACTGCGATTGAGGAAGGTTTTGTTGTGAGGGCGACACGCGCATTCAATTACGAGAACTTCAGCTCTTGTGTCACAAAGTACGTCAGGGCTGGACACGTGCAGACAGATCAACACTGGCTCAAAAATGCTAGTCCAAACGGAAAAATAAGTTCAAAATAACTGTTGCCCATTGATGTGAATTAGGGTATAATAGACCCTAAGAGCAATATACGATAGAAAGCCTATAATGAAATATTCAAAGAAACTATTAGTAACATCGATGAAATATGTGATGCCACATCTACAGGAACGATATGTTCTGGATGGAGAGTTGCAGGATTTCATAGAAGGTGCCGCCGTAGAATATTTCTTGAAAGACCCTGATCTAACACAAGACGAACAACACGGTCGATATGTGGTTAAGTGTGCACTCGTCGAACTTCAGCAAACCGACAGTCTGGCGTTTGGGTCGGTAGATGACCATTGGATGTGAGTAGATCAAAATAATGTTTAAATACACTGCTCACCCAGACGTACTGCGCAAGTATCGGAATATTGTACACCGTTCACCACCTATTGTCGGTGCAGCATATCGGTATGCTTGTGAGATAACAAGGTCACCACAAGCATACCTCGATTGTGGTGACTTCTGGAGACATTATATTAATATCAATCTGTATAGCTCAACAAAACTTAGTCGAGTTCCTGTGAATGGGGTACTAATTGACGCACACTGGTTTTTGGAATCAGACAACAATTGTATCGACGCATCAACGGTTTTGTAACTGAAAGTTTGACATGAAAAATAAAGTAACGCTACTCGCTGGCCAACACTTCATTGGTGACCCGTGCTGTGCAACTGAAGATGGTAAAATTCACATCGGGCACATCATGATTGATACTAATCCACTCGACGAAGACCCGTGCGATGAGGCAGATAGATTGTACTCCGAAGGAATCAATGATGAATAATCAAGCATTAACCGAGTTTTTGAACAGACCAATTGTCCCTACCGTTGACGAGTTACCATTTAAAGTTAACTCGTGTGTGCAAAGAAGAACAGAAGCAATTACGCTTAATCCAGTTTGTATTGGATATGATGAAGTGTCTGGATGGACAGTGGTCGCGGAAGTTCATGAAGACTATTACAAGTGGGTGAACCACTTTGAAGCATCACACCTAGTGTACGGTAAAGTGGTTGGAGATTTAGAATCGTTGGTAGAAGCCTCGACGGAAGCTGCCTACAATAATTTTATCGAATCATATGGTTCATGTATTGAAAACTGGGATTACCACGATATCTGAACTTTTTTTGATTAAAACCATAAAAACTTGAATTACTTGTTGACCTTACTCCGATTTGGGGTATAATAGACCCTAAGAGCAAGTTTAATAAAGGAAATTCAAAATGGCGACCGTATACACACTAATTTACATTGCAGCATCATTCCACAATCCATTAGCTGCACCAGCTGTGTTAGGTAATTATGCATCAGAACTTGCTTGCAAAAATGCAAGCACCACATTGCTTGTGGCTAGTAAAATTGGAGACTCTAATACCAGCCGATTTTTGTGCATCAATTCCAGCACCGGCCAGAAAGTAAATTAAATAATTGTTGACTTGTTTGAAACTTCATTGATAATGGATATCAAGTGAGGATTACATTAAAATCTGAACAGTGTAACGATAGCTTAAATAGTAGAGCTAGTACAAAGGTAGTGGGAAATATTAGCTATAAAGCCCATGAGAATAGTACGACCTGTAACCATCAGGTGGTAGTTGGTGCAAATCCAACCGAGTACTGTGTTCAGTTTTTAGTGCAATTCTTGTATAAAATAAATTCAGAAAGAGTGGTTGCAAGGCAGCCAACTTCGTGCGGGCATAGATTAGTAGACTCCTAATTAGTATTGAGGATCTGTGCCGCGATAGGAGGTAATATTACCTATCGAGAAATCCACTAAGTTGTTAGGGTTCGATCTCCCTTTACCCGCTCTTTCTAAATTTATTTTTCAAGTTGAAAAATAATTGTTGACCTGTTCAAATAAATGTTGATAATGGGGTCTAAGTAGTTAGAAAATCTAAAATATTTTCAAATCAAATTTTATAGCTCATTGGTAGAGCAGTCGGGGCGGCGTTCAATTGCTATCCTATTGGATGGGAGGTTCAAGTCCTTTCTAAACTTTGATTTGAAAATATTTTTAAAATTTTGGTAAAATAATTGTTGACTTATATAAATAAAGCATATATAATAGACAGATAGCAAATAAAGAGATCAAGAAATGATTTTGAATTCGTATAATACAGGAAGTGAACATTGCCAGACGGAA